AAAAGAAAAAAGAAAATATTAAAGAGACAAATGTTTTCAAGTTAACTGGTCAACGACTTAAAAATAAAACAGGCAACTATAAAGGTGTCTCTTGGAATAAAGAGAAAAAGAAATGGCGTGGAGAGATTAAAATACATTATAAATCAATATTTTTAGGATATTTCAATTCAGAATTAGAGGGCGCTACGGCGTACAACGATTATGCTTTATTTATAAATAATACGGAAAATACTAATTACGAATTAAATGATATCAAGGATTATGTACCTAATCCACGAGATATCCCTGAAGAAAATAAAGAAAAATTAGATGAAAATAAAACGTCTCATTATAATGGCGTTAGTTATGATTCCAAACGAAAATATTATGTAGCTGGTATCAAATATAACGGAAAATCCTATGGTCTAGGAAAACATGAAAACGAAATAGAATGCGCTAAACTTTATAATCAACAAGCATTGTATTTTAATCAAGAATTTAGTACAAATTATGTTTTAAATGAAATAGATGATTATATAACGCAACCTAAAAATATTTACCAAGAAATCCAAGATAAAAAGTCTGAAAGAAAAACTAGTCAATATTACGGTGTAACTTTTTCGAAAAGAAATAATAAATATAGAGTAGTTCTTGTTCATAATAAAAAACAAATTCATATAGGATTTTTTGAAAATGAACTAGATGCAGCTAAATCCTACAACCAAAAAGCAATCGAATTAAACAATGAATATAATACACATTACAAAATAAATACAATCACTTGAGTAATAAATTATTATCCGTTAATTCTTCTAATATCACTTTTCTCTTTTCCTTATCATTTAAATGTTTTCTAACTTCTACGAAATATTTAAACGCATCAGAGTCTTTATTTACATTCTTTAGCATCGTTGGATTCTCTAAAATCATAATAGATAATATTCCATATAACTTCCAATCCTGTATTGTCCAATTGCTAGTATCCACTAATTTAGGTTTCACTTTTGTCCTTTTTTTCGTAAAAAAATAAAATATACCTACCCCACAAATTGTATATATCGATAAATAATAATAATTATGCATAATTATAATATTGTCGTATTTTTAAATCAATTTAAATAACATATAAACTATGTTGATTTAAATATAAAGAATAGTAATAGCTGTAATCATTAACATTAAATAGACATTATATACCTTATTGTCTGCATTGTTCGTTTCTACGATGATTGTCATAGTTGGAGCAGGTGCAGCCTCAATTGTCACACCGGAAGACATCGTTGTTGTTGCTGATGTAGTCGCTGTTGCTGTCATTGACGCTGTTGTTGCTAATGTCGTTGTTGTTGTTGTTGCCGTTGCTGTTGTAGTCGTTTGATTATTATTGTTTAATAAATTAATTTGAAATGGAATAGTCATGTTATAGGTACTATTCATGGATGTATTAGATATTCCAAATGCAATGATTTTAATTGTAAAATTTTGAAAAGCGTTTTTCTTTACCAGAGTTTGGACTAAGATGCGCACATTAGTTGAGTTTGTAATAGCTCTATCGTATGAGATTAGTGTGTTATTTTGTGCATCAAATAGTTGTGTAGTAGTATTTGTAATAAATAGATTATTATTTTTTGTATTTCTCTGAATGGAATAGTTAATTGAAAAAGATGCATTCTTAATGACTTGGTGTACAACTGGGTTAGTTATATTAATATCATCACTATAAACAAGACCTAGTAAGGTAAAAAGAATTACAAGAATGATAGACATGTCAGTATAAATTATAAAGACTTGTTTCTATAATTTTTCATTTTTATTTAATTATTTTTTCTTGTTATGAATGTATTAATGTCATTTACCATTTTTTTTCCATATTTTTTGCTCCATCCATAGAACCAATATAAATGTAATCCTAATGTTAGTCCTCCTAATACGAATAACAACTTATCTTGTCTAAAAATAATAACTAATATAAAGTGATATACAATTCTGGTTAAGAAAAAGGAGACTCCAAATAAATTATCATTTCGTAAAGAAATATCAAAAGCTCCGATACTCATTAAAAATGTAGGTAATTCTGACATCATATGTAAAAGATATAATGGATATAAACCAGTATATAACGATAATAAATTTACACCAATATAAACTGTGTGATGAAAATTACCAGATAAACTTTGCATATATTGTGTATATTCTCTATTACCAATATAAAGGTCCATAAATAAATAAGCTTCAAAATAAATAATAGCTAATTTTCCAAAATGTAAAAGATTATTTTCATCTAAATTTATAAAAAATTGCTCTTGATTTAATCCATTTAACAAATAATAGTAATTAAAATAAAATCCAACTAAACACATTATAAATGAAGATTTTATGCTTAGAATATATGCCTTTTGTTTTTCCGTCAAGTCTGGTTTCATATACTTGACTATGTTATAATGGACATGATATTCTAAACAACTTAAAACAAATATAATAATGTAATATGTATATATAAAGTAATCTTGTAACATGTCTAATTAAATACACCTATTTAATAATATTTATTTTTTTATTAAATAGATTTGAACATACTATGATGTATTTTTATAAATATCACTACTTATTAATGCAAGTATAAATAAAATCAAAATAATTATAAAACCAAATAGACATATTTTATCATACATACATCTTCTAGATACACTTACAGTAGATGTTTCATTGTCTATGTGTAGTTCATGGTTGTAATCTATAAAATTAAAATTTATAATATTTGCAAATGATTGTAACATTTTTCTCTTATATCCATAGTCATACTTGGAAAATATATCAATAATTTCATTTAATTGAAAGTAATTTTTTAAACGAATATCTTGACGACATAATGGGCAAGGCATTACATCATATGGGCGATTTAAACAATTTAAAAATATATTAAATAAACATGTTCTATGAATATCACTTCGTTGACAACATGTTAATTGAACATATTCACTCTCTGATACGTCTGCACACAAAAAACACTCTATTTCTAATTCATCTAAATTAATAATTGTTCCTACATTTTCTTCTAATTCAATACGTTCAAAATGCGTATTACTTTCAAAATGCGTATGACCAAATGTACTATTCTCCATAGTATAAAAGAGTTTTTCAGAATATTCATTTGTTTTTAACTCTTGGATGTTGCGCAATATAACAAAATATACCGTAAAAGAAAAATATATATAATAAATATAAACATTGATTATATCGTATCATTCTTATCATTCTAGGTGTTGAAGTTACAAAGCAACCACGATGAGTAATCTCATTCGGTATGTCAATTGTTGTTTGTAAAAGATGATTTAAATTATCTATTATTTGTGTCTCTGTAAGGTCATGATACACAATAGAAGTATTACATAAATCATGGCGAGATATTTTAATATTATTACTTCTACATAATGGACAACAAAAAGACCCTTTATAAATTAACCAGGTAATTAAACAAGACTTGTGCATTTTATTATCACAACAATTTGCACTATAATCACATGTTGTATTTAAACATATACAACATTCTTCTTGTGATGATATATACTCATGGTCTATACACGTATTACCTTCTATAAGAAGAGACATATTCTTGTAAATCTTTTTTAAATTAATTATTTTCTATAAACGACGTTTTTATTAGAAAACTTTTTTTAACTTGTATAATATATGAGTAATATGCAATCAGAACAGGAACGTATTGGGCAGCATTACAATCGGTATCAGCGAATAAATACCGATGAATACAATAAAAAAAATTATATAAACAGTGAATTCAATACAGTGTACTCGGATAATTTTAATCAAAAACTAAGTGTTATTCAAGAGCCAGATATAACATATGAAACACGCGAAAATTATTTAGTTGTTTCATCGGCAGATAGGGACACGTCTATTTATCCAAGCTCAAGTGATTTTGTTATTCAGTTAGATAAAGAATATAGAAATATTGTAAGTGTGGAATTAATTCAAGCTATTATTCCTGATAAAAATACTGTAACTCACGAACCATATTTATTACTAAAAGTAAAAGAGTTTGAAAATACAATGGATTCGAATAACAAGCCTATTTGTAATGCCTTTGCTATTTTACAATTATCTGCACCTACTGCATCCAATACATTTATACAAATTGATAAACGTATTTTTGAAAATGTAACATTAAATTATCGGACACCGCGAGCTAATTTAGCAAAATTAACTATTCAAGTTAATGATGTAACTGGTAATGTATTTGATTTTGGTGGTTCTGGAACAACTGATAAAGAACATCAATGTTTGTTTGTATTTAAAATAGTAACGTCTGAAAGTGATAGAAAGTTACTTAAAAATCGAAATGTATATTAATAGATTATTGCCATTAAGATATCAATATATTATATATAATTCCATATAAAGATGTTCCATCTTTTTTTTTTAAATCAAGAAAAGTGCCTGGATTAAGCGAAGCCAAATTCTTGTAATGTTTATATACGTTACATTTATCTAATATTGTACCAATAAATTCGGAGCAAAACATGCTTTTTTTTTTGTGTAATGGTATTCCTAATAAATTATAAACATAATTTAACACAAAAACGTTTCGAAAGTTGGTATCAAATGGAATGGTTTGTTTATATTTTTTTAAATTTTGTAAAACATGTTTTTTTATATGTTCTCTTAACGCATTTTTGGTATTTAATTGTGAAAAATAATATGTTCCATTATATTCTTCTAACCGTTTTTTTAAATGATATAAATGTATTCCAGAATCATCTATATCTGTATCCAAATTTTCTTTTGGATGTGTCTCTAATAAATAAAGTTGATTTTTATGTTTAACAATCATACCTACATGTGAAAATTTACTAAATAAGCGAAACCCAATATCAATTGTGACCCATCTAAATATGATTAAATCACCTGTATTGGCAATTCGTTTCATCTTTTCATAACTTATCATAGGTGTTGATACCATCTCTGTATCAATATATAATAATTCTAATAATACGCACATAGACACAATTAAAATAGATGCGATTAATAAATCAACATGTATTATCATAAATAATAGCTATTAATAGGAACATTCAAAAAAAAAAAAATATTTTAACATAATATATATATATCATGGGCCAAGAAAAGAATGGAAAAGATATTTCCGGTAAACAGGGGAAAGCAAACGGTAAACAAGGTGGAAAAGAGGGGGCTGGTAAAGAAGGCAAGAAGAAAAATAGTAAATCTAGTACATTTGTTGTTTTATTTTTGTGTGTTATTCTTAGCTTAGCATATTCTAGTATGGTAGCAACTCTAGGAAAAGCCGCTTTTAGGACTGTAGAAAAAAATCCAGAATTAATAGGAATGGCCGCTGCAATGTCAGATGTCCGTCTAAAAAAAGATGTTCAACATGTTCATTATGGTCTCAGAGAATTAACGCAGTTAGAACCTAAATCATATAAATATATTAATGAAGATTATAACACTACACATCATCTCGGTTTAATGGCACAAGACCTCCAAGAAATAATGCCAGAATTAGTTGTCAACATTGATAATCAGATTTCGAGTGATTTTAGAAGCGAACTTCCTGAAGATATTCGTCAAGATTCATTCTATGGTATCAAATATCATGAATTAATCCCCATTCTAATTAATTCTATTAAAGAACTAAAAACTGAAGTCGACCAACTTAAGGCGTCATCCTCCATATATTCATAAATAAATCAAATTATCTTGATTTATTTATTTATTAAAACGATTGACAAATCGGCTTGCTAGTCCATTTCGTCCTAATTGAAAACCTACTTGTGGAGTTTCTACTGATTTAATTGCTTGAGGTGTATGTATATTTAATGTATCATCAAAAATGGCAAAAGACCTATCATGAAATTTATTATCACGTGGTAAGCATGCATTTTTCCGAACTTCTATGTTATTTCTAATAGAATCCTCAATAGAAACATCTCCATGAGCCACTTGTCCACGATATGGCATTGTAGATGGAGGTAATTGACCAAAACCAATTTTTACATTACAATTTGTCATAATTTGACCAACACTACCATTTAAAAGTGATGAATATGTGTCTACTTGATTGCTTGGAACAAAGAGTTGGTCGCGTACTCCAATACCAAAAAAGTTAAGCTTATCCTTTGCTTCTAATAAATCAATATGATTTGTTGTCACGAATTTTAACTTTTTTTTATTTGAATCATCCTTCTGTTGATTATAACATAAATCTTCATTTAAACGATTAAATTCATTATTTCTATGTTTTGTAAATTCTGCATCATCGAAATTCGCAGGATATAATTGATTCGTATTTAATTTAGATGACATACGCTTTATTATTATATTATTAGAAAATAAAATAATATAATTGTAATTTAATTTCATTTTGATATTGTAACATTACCACTTAATAATATGAGTATCTGTTTGAGAGTCATAATTCACAATATATCCTTGTGAAATTAATAATTGTTTATTCGATTTTGATAAAAATCTAGTCTGAAACATTTTTTTAGGATAGTTTACTTTAATATAATTAATAATATAATTCAATTCATATAGTTCAATTGATTGAAGTTTTAACCCACGCGCATGCTGTATCTCAGACATATGCTCATTCAATACATTAAAAATTTGTATTATTGTTCCATTCAATTGATCCATTTTATTCGTTAATAACCTATTTTCACTTGTGCTTATATTATATATATTCACTTCATTATCTCTATTCTCTATACTATTTTGTAATAAACCTTCTTGTTCACCGCTTACAGTAGAGGATTTAAAGAATGAACGATATGTATTCATTAATAAGTCAAGTAATCCATTTGATTTAACACTACTAACAAATGGTAAAATTTCACTTATGATTAAAAATCCTCCAGTAAACAATGCGGTAACAAGTTGTATTATAGAATAATTATCATCTTCCATATGTTTATCTACATAAACATAGTTATTTTTAAGTAAATTTAGGCGCCCATTTTTTAAAAGTATGATTAAAAGAACATTGTAATTCGATTGTTTCAAAATTCATAGATTGTAATAATTTTGATTCCTTTAATCCTTTAACGTATAAAAGTCCTTCGGAATTATTTGTTATTTTATTATAAACATGATATACATCAATATATTTACTCTTTGTAATTATTTTTATTTCATCTTTTATATTCTCTTGTAATATTTCTTTATGTTTTTTAAGAGAGGTTAAATTAATATACTCTAAACATGAGATTTCTTCTTTATATATAAAATTATGTTTAAACATGTTAAAGAGCTGAGACGTATGAATATGCACATCTTGCATTCGTGAATCAATATCAAATACACTATGAATTCCAATATTTAAATGCCCATTTAAATTATCTAAATTTTGATTCCCAATTAATTTATGAATTAACGCATACCTTAATGAATAATCACACTGAATTATCTTTGAATCAATTGCCAACACATCTGTAATTAAAAAATGCCGCTTATCATAACCATATAAATACCCCTCAAACAAATAATTTATACCATTTAAAGTTGTTTTATAATTATCAATTTCAACATAAAAATCGCTCTTGAAATGCTTTGTTACTATATCATTTGTGTTAAAAGAATGTATATCTGGAAAAAAATAAAGA